AACACAGGCAGATACTGCAAAGACAGCAGCTGAGACAGCTAAAACTGCAGCAGAAACTGCACAGGCAGCAGCAGAAACAGCACTTGATACTTTTGATGATAGATACCTAGGTGCTAAATCTTCTGATCCTTCAACCGATAATGATGGTGATGCATTAATAGATGGAGCTTTATATTTTAATACAACAGATAACGTCACAAAAGTTTATGACTCTGGCAATAGTGTCTGGCGATTATTAAAAATATCAGATGCAAACCAAGCAAAAATTAATACGGTTGAAGCGTCAATAGCAAATGTTAATACTGTTGCCGGTGATATAGCAAATGTAAATGCTGTGGCAGGCAATGCAACAAACATAAATAATGTTGCAGGTAACTCAAGCAATATTAATACAGTTGCCAACAACAATACAAATGTCAACACCGTTGCAGGTAACAATGCCAATGTATCTACTGTTGCTTCAGATATAACTAGCGTAAATACAGTTGCAACTGAGATTAACAACAACAATTTGCAAACAGTAGCAAGTAATATCAATGCAGTAAAAACTGCTGCGGATGACTTAAACGAAGCTACTTCTGAAATAGATACTGTTGCTAATGCAATCACTAATGTTGATAACGTAGGTAATAATATAAGCAACGTAAATACAGTTGCAGGTATATCATCTAACGTAACAACTGTAGCTAGTAACAATTCCAATGTTACAGCTGTTGCAAATAACTCTAGCAATATAAATAGTGCAGTATCTAACGCAAGCAATATTAATGCAGCTGTTGCTAATCAAACAAATATAAATGCAGCAGTAAGTAATGCAACAGATATTAGTGCCGTTGCAGCTAATAATTCAAACATAACTGCAGTAGCAGGTAATGAAACAAATATAAACGCAGTTAAAAATAACGAAACTAATATTAATGCTGTTAATGCAAACAAAACAAACATAGATGCAGTAGCAGGCAACAACTCTAATATTACAGCTGTAGCAAACAACCAATCTAATATTAATGCAGTAGCAGCAGACGCAAATGATATAGGAATAGTTGCTGCAGATGGCACTGACATAGGAATAGTCGCAGGTGCTATAGGCAACGTTAATACAACTGCAGGTTCAATAGGAAATGTAAATACAGTTGCGAGTAATATTACTAACGTAAACAGTTTTGCAGGTACATATCAAATTGCTTCATCAGATCCATCTACAGATGGTGCAGGTAATTCGTTATCTTTAGGTGATTTATATTTTAATACTAGTATTAGTGAACTCAAAGTATATGACGGTAGTGCGTGGCAAAGTGGTGTAACAAACATAAATAATTTCTTGGCTAAAGCAGGTGGCCAGATGACAGGTAACATAACATTTTCTGGTAGTCAAACAGTAGACGGAAGAGATGTATCAGTAGATGGTGCAAAATTAGATACGATAGAGAGCAATGCCAAGGACGATCAAACCGCAGCAGAAATCAAAACACTTTTAAATAGCAATGGTATTGTTAACTCAAACGTAGATGCAAATGCAGCAATAGCAGGTACAAAAATTTCTCCTGATTTTGGGGGGCAAATTATAAAAACTACTGGTTATCTAGAATCTGACAGCATAACAATTACAGGGTCAACTCCAACAATAACAATAACAGATAGTAACAATAACCCTGATTTTAAAATCAAAGGTAACTCAGGTGCTTTTGAAATTGAAGATATTACTAATAATAGACCCAGTTTAACTATTCATGGCAGTGATAATCATATTGATATAGCCGGAAATTTAGATGTTGGTGCAGGGCTAGACGTTACAGGTGACATAACAGTATCAGGTACAGTTGATGGAGTTGATGTATCTTTAACAGCAAATTATGTAAGTGCGTTAAGTTCTAGTCTTGGTGCTTTAAGTAATGGAGTAACAGCAACAACACAAGGTTCGTCAGACAATACAACTAAAGTTGCTACTACTGCTTTTGTAACTACAGCAATTAATAATCTTATTAACGGTGCACCGGGATCGTTAAATACATTAAACGAACTTGCAGCTGCTATGGCAGATGATGCTGCGTTTAGTACAACAGTTACTAATAGTCTTGCAACAAAATTAAATTTATCTGGTGGACAAATTACAGGTAATATAACTTGCTCTGGATCACAGACTATTGATGGTAGGGATTTATCTGTTGACGGTGCAAAGCTTGATGGTATTGCTGCTAATGCAATAGATGGTTCCTCTTTAAATGCAAGTAATCTTTCTTCTGGAACAATACCTGACGCAAGATTTCCTTCTGTATTACCTGCAGTAAGTGCAGCAAATTTAACTAATTTACCTGCATCAGTAGGCGGTAATAATGGTGTTGATTTTAATGATAATACTGCAGTTCGTTTAGGTAATTCTATTGATTTAGAACTAATACATGATGGCACGAACAGCAAAATATCTAGTACTCAAGGTGAATTAAACATTACTCATACTGGTAACGGACAGATTAAATTATTTAGAACGAATAATGTTGGAATTACAATAGATGGTAATGGTTGGTTATTACCTTCTAGTAGTAACTCTATTCATTTAGGTTACAGCAGTTATAGATGGAATAAAATTTGGGGCAATGAAGGTGATTTTTCGGGAACTCTTACAACTGCAAATATACTTTCTGATTCTGATAACACTAGAACTATTGGTGCATCTGGCAATAACTTTGTTAATGTATTTACAAGACGATTAGAAGGTAATAATAGTAATTTCATAAATTTTGATACTGCCGGAAATATTGGAATGTTTGCTAAAACTGGACAGTATATTGAATTAAAAGGTGGTAATAATACTAGAGGTTTGCTTGTTGGTAATACTGGTGTTATACCTACACATTCTTCTGTTAATTTAGGAGCTAGTGGCGATAAATGGAATGAAGTTCATGCACAATACTATTACGGAGATGGTTCTAATTTAACCAATTTACCTTCATCAAGTGTTGATAAAATAACAGAGGGCAATACAGAGGTAGAAGTAATAGATACAGGAACAAACGGACTTTTCAAAGTATCAACTGAAGGAACCGAAAGAATACGCATAGACTCAAGTGGTCGAACAATGATTGGCACAACTAATCCCGGTCAAGCTAATGCTGATGAATTAACCATTGCCGGTGGTAGTACTTGTGGAATAACAATTCGTGGAGCAAGTAATGGTAATTCATTAATTTACTTTTCTGATGCTACAGGTGCTAATGATACTGGTCAGTATTCTGGCTACTTAGTTTACGATCACAGTAATGATAAACTTAATATTGGTACTAACCAAAGTGCAAGACTTTCTATTGACTCAACTGGTAATTTCTTACCTTGGTCAGATAGCACCAATAATATAGGATCTAATAGTGTAAGATTTGCAAGCGGATATTTTGACAATTTATATAGTGGTTTAGTTGAAGTTGAAAATGGAATTTTAAATGTTAAAAATACTGGTACGCAATCAGAAATGCGTTTGTATTGTGAATCAAATAACGCACATTACGCATCATTAAAAGCACCTGCACATAGTAGTTTTTCTGGAAACCTTACTTACACCTTGCCGTCAAGTTATGGTTCTAACGCACAGGTCTTAACTACAGATGGATCTGGTGGTACTTCATGGACTACACCTGCAAGTTCATATACTAACTCTAGTGTTGATACACACTTAAATACAGGTAGTGCATCTAGTAGCCAAGTGCTTAGTTGGAACGGATCTGATTACGCATGGGTCACACAATCTGGTGGCGGTGGAGGTGGTGGAGGTATAAGCAGTTTAGTTGCTGACACTTCACCGCAGTTGGGAGGTACGCTTGACGCAAACGGTCAAAATATTGACATGGGTACAAACGTAATTACTGATGCTAAAGTAGGGCAGTGGGATAGTACCTATTCTGCTGTAAATACTTCAGCAGCTTCTTCAGCAGTTGGAGTTAGAAAGATATACGCTTCTACAAACACACCTTCTGGTGGTAGTGACGGCGATCTTTGGATTAAATACACACCTTAAATTATGGCTATTTGGTACGTTGATTACGAAGGCGGAGCAGGTACAGAAGATGGTACTTCTTTTGCTAATAGAGCTAGAAGTCTAAAACAAATTTACCACCCTGCTAGTGAAAAATTTAATGGTTCTGGAGACTCAAATAATAGTGCTTCTGGAGCATCTCAATTTGGTACAACAGATGAAGTAAGAATAAAAAAATCACCTGACCCTACTCTTGTAGGTCAAGCACAAATTTGGAAAGATGTTGCAACAGAAAGCTATGACAGAACAGATCAAATAAGCGGTATTACTTTAAGCACTACAAAAGGACAAACACAAATAAATGCTTCAAACCATAGTTTAGAAACTGGTATGTGGATAAAAGTTCATAACAATAGTAGTAATGTTGATCTTAATGGAATCTGGAAAGTTACAGTAGTAGATGCTAATAATTTTAAACTTGATGAATACAAGGCTGATGACCCAAACACAAACTCTAGTTTCCCATCAAGTGCATCTGGAGGTAATTTCTTTTGGTTGTCAGGTAACATCGTAGAATTTGATGATAAGTTAGTAGAAGAAGTTGCATATTGTAGTCCACCAGAAACAGCTTTACCCGGTAGTCAACTAGGGTTGATGACAGCACAGACTAATGTGACTACTAGTTTTGCAAATGTTACCCCTAGTAATTGGAACAGTTCTTGGAGTAGATCTTACGGTTGTCCTAATCCTCATGCAATACAAAAAATACAACTGTCTAGTAGTTTTACAGGAACTGGTAAGGCTGCTCATGTACAACTACCTGCCACTAAAGATTTAAGTGCATATCAGCAAATATCTTTAAGAATGTTTTTTGAAGATGGAGATAGAGTAAACAGTGTATATTCAACTGATCCCACTAAAATTACACAAGCATTTAGTTTGCGTTTATGTAGTGATAATAATGGCGATACAACTGTACATACTATTCCATTAAATTATGAGAAATGTGGTACTTACTATAGAATGGTTACTATAGTAAAAGACTTTGGTCAAAATTTAAGTAATAATATAAATTCAATAGCTATTTATGTAGATACTGCTAGTAGTAATAATAGATATTTTTCAATTCAAAATATAATTGCTTGCAAAGCATCAAGTAGTGCTAATGCTTTAACACATAAAGACTTAATTGGACTTAATACAACAGCAGCACCACAATGGTATTTCCCTGCAAACATTTTTAATAGAACTGTAGGGTCAACTGTTAAAACTATTGTAAGATGCGAAGAAGGTTCAGAAGAAAGCGAAGGTTATCAATCCCCCGGCTATTACGCAAAAGGTTGTACACCACGTTATTGGCCGCAAAGTTATAACGCAAGTACATCAGGAAGTACATCTATTGCTATCTATCGCAGACAAGCATTCTTTCATCAAATGTATGCATTTGATGGAGGTATGGGTAGTCCTTCTGGTAGTGGTCATGGTTACTGGTTATATTTAAATGCTCAAGCACACCCATTAAGAATATCAGGTGGTTGGAATGCTACAGATATGTCATCTAAAAACGCAGGGGATATGACTTTTATAGATGGAGAAACTTGCGAATATGGTGGTTTTCGTATGAGAGATCCAAGCGGATCACATAGTAATGGTAGTGGTGCAGGTTTACACGCAGATGGAGAACGTAAAATTGCCCATTTAGAAGATTTATATTTATCTAGATTCTATGGATACTTACAATATTATCGAGAGTCTATGTCTATTTGTAACGTAGGATTTTATAACTTTAGTGATGGAATTTACAGTTATTTTACTCATCAAATTAAAAAGTTTGGAATAATTATTGCTTCTGGTTTTAGGCATAGTCGTAGTTATAACGGACTTAATCTTTCACAACATGGTAATAGTGCTAATGACCCATTGTTTTTAAGAAACGCTGATGGTACATCACACAGTGTATACGATCATACAACTCGTTATGTTAAATGGGCAGCAGGTTGTGGTGGAGGTAATAATGCTCTTAGAATTGGTAATCACAGTGGCGAACAATCCCCGATAGTGGCACGTTTTAGTGTTATAAATACGCAACATCACATACGCAGTGCAGGTGTATCATTTAATGGAGGAGACAATGTAAACCTTGTAGTAGATGAGCTAAAAGCAGGGTGGGTAGATAAATCAAATGGAGAGAATTTTTATATGAATGGTGGTGCAAATCAGGTCGGAGTAAGAATTACAAATTTAGATACAAAAGGTAGTTATTCTGGTTTTAGACAAAACTCAGGAAAGCTTACTATAGATAACTGGACAGATGATGCTTTTGGTATGGCAGATCAAAATAATTATTATCGAGGAGAAGGTTATTGGTCTATTGGTTATGCTTGCCAAGTTTACAATGCAGCATCAACTGTAGTTGTAAATGATGGTCATATTGAAAGAAGACCAATTTTTTATAGTGATGCTAAATTCTTTGCTACAAGTTTATTAATAGATAATAATGATGGAATTTATAATCACTCTGGTACAGTTGAAGTTAAAGATTATATGAATATATCAGGTAATAATTTTAAGATGCACCCACAAGGTAATATATATGCAAGCTCGTCAGTAAGAAATACTGCTAGTGGATATTCTTTAAAACTTAAAACAACTAATCAAAATACTGATGGTATAAAACTAGGAACTATTTGTTTTAATGGTGGTGCTACAGTAACTGTTAGTTGGTATTACTATAAAGAACATCAATATTATTATCACAATATGACATTAGCCAACTTTAGTCTAGGTGCAGGTTTAAGTCAGGTTGTTTCTAATAACCATAGTTATAATGTTAATACTACTAATCAATGGGATCAGTATAGTTTTACATTTACACCTAGTGGTGCAGGTTCGGCAGAACTTTATTTTTTTGGAAAATACACTGGCAGTTCGGCAACAAGTCATTTTCATTATTTAGATGACTTAACAGTTACCCAAGCATAATTATGGCAAACTCTATTAACGGATTTGATACACTTCCACATGGTTACGAATTTACAATAACTGTAGATGGATCTATTGCTGATTCTCTTAATTTAAACAATGTAGTATTACGATTTACGTTTCAAACAGAAACACCAACACAAGAAGAAATAGATGCAAGAGTAGAAATTTGGAGAAAACGCACAGAATACGAACAGCAAATGGAACAGGCAGAAGAAGTTGCTAGAAGTGATATGTATTTAACTTTAGAAGAAAGACAACTTAGGGGTTATTAAATGAGTAATGTTGTTTATGTTAATGTCAGTGGCACTTGGAAAACAGCAAGCAAGACTTATATAAATGTAAGCGGTACTTGGAAAGAAGCAGATGATGTTGGTTTAAAAGTAAGTAGTACTTGGAAAGCAGCAGCAGTAGGGTCGGTAGGGTTACCGACTAAAATACAAGCGTTAGGTTTTGATATTATTGGATTTGCAGTTCCCATTGATTCTGTTGTGGTAGATACACGAACTGATGTTAAATCCTTAAGTTTTGATATATTAGGATTTGCAGTACCAATAGAGGGAGGTATGCCATTAAGTTAAATTCTTTAGATATAGCTACACCTTTTAGTTATGTATTTGCTGAAGATTTTATAGAAGAAGATATTAGTGAATTAAAAAAAATAGATTTGTTTTCACAAGGTAAAGCACAAAAAAAAATAAATCACAATAATAATCAGTTTTATATTTTAAAAAATTACCCAAAGACAAAAAAAATTATAATGAAATATTTTAATAGGTTTATAAAAACTGCTTTTAACTACGATATAAAATGGAAAATGACTACATCTTGGGCGGTTAAATTAGATAAAGGAGATCGAGTACATCAACATTTACATAGAAATTCTGTATGGAGTAGTGTTTTATATTATGGTGCTTACACAGATAAAAGTTGTGCATTAAGGTTTTTAAATCCTATAAGAGATCAACAACCAATAAATGTTTTTTTACCTACAACTAATCCAATGGTAAGTGATTGTGCAATCAAACCAGAAACAAACAAAATAATATTTTTTCCTAGTTGGATAGAACATTACTCGTATGCAAATGAAGAAGATACAAGATATTCTTTAGCTTGTAATTTTATACCAAAAGGTAATATTGGTATGGCTGACTCACAATTAATAATTTGATGGACTATCCAGAAATTGACATACCAGATAATTTAATACCACCTAGAACAATTTTTTATCCCCCAGTGGCAGAGATTCCATATCTAGATCCACTCCTTCTACCTTCTCTGGAACAGGTGGAATCGGGACTTGGGGAAGATCAAACATCTTCATCCGAAGAAGAAGAAAAATCTTCAGCGGAGGATATACAGTTAGGACAACCACCGACAGTACCCCTAAACCTGCCAAAAACCAAAGAAACTGTTTCATCTGAAATTGTAGCTACCTTTAATATACCTCTATTTGGTGAGTTCCCAATACCTGCACCAGAAGTAATAGCATCAAGTGTAATAAGTGCAGGGGTTGCATCTACTGTTACAGTGGCAGGTTCGATAGCTATGCAAGCAGTAGTCACACAACTTAAAAAAATATTTAAAAAGATATTTACTAAGGTTCTGAAGAAGGAGGTTGCTGCGATGAAGAAAAAAGATCAGAGTTCTGACGAACATAATTCCTAATGTTTATTACGTCACTGCAGATATAAGCAAATTCAGATTTAGGATTAATCATATAGCCACTAGCGTGGAGTTGTGAACACTTTAAAACTCTCACTAATTGCTTATCATGCACTTGCTTGTTTAACTCTTCTTTGGCTAACTCTAGCTTTACTTTGGATAGCTCGTTACAAGTTTGATTATCTCCTAATGGGATCATAAAAGACATCTGAACTCCCCATCCTTCATTGATGCTGTATGTTTCTTCACCTTGTGCATCATTACCTGTATAAAAAGGTGTGAGGGCCATTGTAGGTTGACTACAAACTAAGTTACCAAACTGTTGTTTACCTGTCATACCATTGTTTATATTCATATTCTGGTTGATAATACTTGAATTACCAACTGCATTAGGTTGAGCCTGTACGTTTGTATCGCCTTCGGCTTTTACTTGACTACTGACTAAAGACAGACAGAGAAGTAATAACGCTTGTAGTCGTAATCGAATCATTCTGTGTAATCTTTTCTATCATTTGGCTTGCTGCTCTTGTTGTAACAGACAAAGACCAATCAGCAGTTACAGTTTTAGGAGTAAACACTGCGTCTGCGTGAGCTATGCCACCACTAGATGCACTTGTAACTTCTATATTTGATGCTTCCCAAGTATTTAAAGCCGATCCGTATTTTTCAGTTACTATAGAGCGTGTAATTGTCTGCGTAGTATTTTCTGTACGGTTGCTAGAACCAGTACTCCAAGTAGGAATAGGATTTGCATAACAAGGTGCAGCTAAAAACAAACCTAGTAATAATAGTTTCTTCATTTAATACCTACGTTAGTGTCTTTATTGTCTACTATTTTAGCAGCGTTGTTAGGTTTCTTTTTGTTAACGGAGATACCGTATGAACCTAAAACCCCACTCGTCAAACCTGCTAAAAACGCTCCATCATTGCGGATCTTATCCATATAACCGAGAGTCATCATTGCCAATGACCAGACCAAAATCATGAATCTAACCATATGACCAAAGATTTCTCCCCAATCTGTGCCTTCTTTTTCTTCTTGTTCTTCAGCCATAAAAGTAAGATCTCTTGTCTAATACTAGCAAGTTAGCTATGTTTGGGAAGTAACACATAAAGCTATGTACAAAATACTAAAGCCAATAATTTTACGCTTCCTCACATCGACAGGTGCAAAGCGTTTAATAATTGAATGCCTTAGATCAATCAGCAGGCAGACCACAAACACATTGGATGACCGTGCTGTAGATCTTTTAGAGCAGCAGTTGTTTCCTAAATTAAACTAATGGCTAAAGATAGATTTCTCAATATTGAATTAGAAGAACCACCTGTAGAGTTACAGTTGTCTGTCGAAATGCGTATTAGAGAAGTCTTAAAAAGCGATGACTACGATGGTGTCAAAAGATATTGCACACATCTTATACGTCATCAGATGAAACAGGATGTATTCTTGGCAAGTTTATTAGGTCGAATAATAGAACTTGAAGGGATGTTAGTTAAAAAACATATGAAAGCAGAACGTAAAACCCTAGACAGAATTAAAAAATTCTTTCATAATTAAAATAAAAGGAGTTTATTATGCCAAAAGGTAAAGGAACATACGGTACAAAAAAAGGTAGGCCACCAAAGAAGTAAGCAGTGGTGTGGCCTACTAGGTTCTAGTCTCCCCAAAATCTAGAGCCGATACCTCAGAGTGATTATTGGTCTGCTCACTCTGGGGTTATTTTTAAAATGGAATATCGTTATCATTACCTTTGTATGATGGCGGTATGTCTTTGCGGTTAGCTTGGTAATTATTATCTACATCAAACATAGTTACCATTACTGACGTAGAGTTTGGATTCTTAAAGTCAGGTATACCTGCTAAATTAACCCATTTATCTATAAGCATAAACTGTTTGCCTTGATCATTTTCCATGATGACTCCAATGTTTTGCCAGTTTGCTTTGTCGTTACCGTCCTTATCTTTGTATTCTCGTGTCTTGACGGATAGGTTCTTGATCTTTCGTGCCATAAGGAATTTCCTGTAGTATGCGTATGCGGACGTAACCACCAAAAGTAGTGGTGTCCATTGTTGATATAACAGTATTGAATCGTTTGTCGTTTATGCCTAATGCATCTGCGAGTCCATCAATACCTGATTTCATTCTAGCAACTAAATTATCACGGTCATAACTACGTTTATCTGGTGGTATAAACAGCATTTCTAGTACTAATTTCTCAGGTATATTTTCATATACACCTTTATATTTTTTCAGCTGTTCTTTAGTAACACTAAGACAATCTTTTCTATATTGTTTTTTAGCTGCTGCCAACTTTGCCCAATGCAATCTTTTGTTTGGTGATAGATCTGATGGTGGCCAACCTAAAACTATTTCAATCATTTTCTAACCTCGCTATCTCACCTTTTATACGGTCATGGTTTACCTTGTAAAACCTGCCATCTAAATCTTCAAACCAAAATTGTCTTTCTAGTTCTGCCAACTGGCATTTGTATTTAGCAATCTGCAAAATGATTTTTTCTTCCATAGTTACTTGCTCCATAATTTAATTAATAATTCTAATTGACGAATGCGTTCTTTTGCTGCTGCAATTTTTTGTTCAGTTGTCATAGACTTTTTCTGTATGAATCCCAGTTAAAACCAATTAATGCACCTCCGTTTTCTCGAAGTCTATCCATGACACGCTCGCCAAGGTAGTC